TCCATACCTGCATAAATTGTGTATGTATATGTCCCACTTGTTCCGGCGTATACTGCTGACAGAGTTCCTGATGTTCCTGAAACTTGAGTGAATCCGTAGAAGGTTGTATCAGAGCCAATCAATATTTTTTTACCTGTATGACCTGAAATCCAAGTCGTGCCTGTTCCTGTTACAGAAGCAGAGCCGTTTGTCACAGTGATTGTTCCGGTTGTGTAGTTGTTTGCTTCCTCATACTTCGCTAGTTTTGCAGGAGAGACAAACAACATTCGATTGTTTTGATCAGAAATACCTCCGATATAGTTGAATAATGTAGACTTGAAGTGAGTCGCCCAAGTTCCTGAATTGTATTTATACAGTGAAGCACCAGTTGAAACACCAAACAAAAAGTTCTGACCGAGAGCACGGTTTTGAACAAATGTGTATATAGGCTCGTTACTGTTTATCAGTGTATGTATTGAGTGCTTCATAAAAGGAATCATACCTCCGGCTTGTGGAAGCATATTCTCTGAAAAGAAGTTGTCACCAACTGTGCCTTTGGTGAATCCGTTCAATTTTCTTGTTGATAGAAGTTTTAGTGCCATTCGTTTTTTTAATATTTGTTAGACCAATTTGTTGAAGGTTGAGAAATCTTGTCGCTCCACGATGTAGCCGGTGCTGAAAACTTTTCCTGCCAGAAGTCACCTCGAGATGTGAAGGTTGGAATAGTGAAAATCATCTGAAGAATCTCTGAAGATATTATAACAGTTCTTGTCGTTGTAATTGTTGGAGCAGGTGTTGAGAAGAGTGCAGACAAAACAGTTCCGATTGAAACAGTGACTCCGCTCGTTCCAGTTGGTGTGAATGAAGGCACTGCGAAAGTTGCAGAAAGAGCACTTGGAGTCACATCAATCGATCGGGTTGTGGTGATTGCAAATGCAGGTATAGAAAAATTCAAAACAAAAGGTGAAGGTGTAATCACTGCGTCAGCAATGACCACGTTGTATGAGGGGATTGAGAAGGTTGCAGAAAGAACAGCTCGAGCAATAGAGACCGAGGTTGTCACTGTCCTTGCCGGTGTCGAGAATGTAGCTGATAGAACCGTTGAGGAAACAGAAACATTTCGTATTGCTGTCACTGTAGAAGCAGGGAGCGAGAATGTTGCTGAAAGCACTGTTGCACTGACCGTAACATCAACATTTGATGTATAAGTGACAACCAGTTTCGGGTCGCTTGTTGTTCCTGTTTGGTCTGCAAAATTAAAGGTGACACTTGTCACAAAGGCAGAGTCATTCCCTGGACTTGAATTATCAATATCACCAGAGCAAGCCCAACCGAACTTTGTGATTCCTGTCTTTGATACATTTCCTAATCCTGTGCCGTTCAAAGTGTAGTCGGCATATACTCCTGCAGAGAGAGAACCAAAGTCAATATCACTTGCTTGGCGAGTCATTGTCCAATTTGCAATATTATAATCTGTATCTGCAAGTGCAGTATTTGAAGCAGGAACAACAGCAACAACACCGAGAGCTTGTGTTGCTCCGTGGTGATCTGAAATTGCTGACGGTTTTACTGAAAGTATTGCAGAACTTATTGTTGCACCAGATGTTAATGCAGATGTATCAAAAAGAGTAATACCTCTTCGATTCTCCTTGAAGTTTGTTTCTAATCCATAGTTGTTTATTAAAATTGCGTCTGCTGTTGCGTCACTATCTCCGTGTTCAATTCCTGTTCCTGAACGTATTGTCGACCAATCTTCTCTCCCTGCTCCCAAGTCTCCACGACCAACCCAACCGTCAACAGTTGTTGTTTCAGCATTCGGGTCAGGATATACAGTTAATGTTGAGAAGTGAAGTGTTGCATAGTTATCCCGAGCATACATTGAAACAGGGATATACTTCAAAGGTGAAGGAATAAGAATCTTTCCATTGAGTAAGTCGGCACGTTTTATAAGCCACGAAATGAATCCGTAGTCCGCATTGTCAGCCCAATCTTCACGAAGTTCTATGTTCTTATTTCCAAACTTCGAAGCAATCTCTGACATCGGTCTCCACCCTCCATTTTGGTGCAAGTAGTAGACTGGTTTGATGTGAAAAACATCGAGTTGTTTACCGTCAGAGAGAACGAATCGTGAGACGTGAGGGTTTATTTTGTCCTGACCTTTGTATATTCCACTTTCATATTTTGTAACAGGTGCAGGTATTTGTTCGAGTATCTGAACATCTGCAGAAATCCTCTCTCGAGCGAAGAGAGTATCATTGAAATCTATCTGACTTTTTGTTGTGAATAGTGAGTCATACATATTGTTTGATTTCTCATTCCTGCTACCGACACAAATGTCGGTCGCAGAGTGAGAGGTCAACTTTGTCGCAAAACTATTAGTTGAGGTTGAGGATTCCTTCAGCGTTCCAAGCGATTGTGAATGTTCCTGCAGTTGAGATTTTGTCTGAACCGAAGTCAAGATACGCAATCAAAGCTGAAGTTGAAGAAACACCAGTCGACTTGTAGAGCACAGCACCTCGAGCAGTGATTGTTGATGTTGTCCAAGAGACATCATCAGCGTCAAATACTCCCTCGTTGTCGGTGTTGTCTGCAGTGACCGCTTTGTTTGCAAGAGACGCACCACCGGCTGTATAGCCTGTTCCTGACACCTCGTTTGTAACGTCATCGAAGAAATCGTGAGCGTCCTGATCCGGTGTGTATGAAGAAGTCACCAATGCAACCTTGATTGTGTCAGTGTCCAAGTCGATACCTCCGTTCATAATCAACTTTTTGAAGTTGTTGTAAATTACATCTGCCATTGAAATTGTGTGATTAGTTTTTTAATAAAACGACCTATGCTTGAAGAGCTTTGATTTCAGCTTTTGCATTTTTTGTTCTCTGTGCAAAAGTTTCAATCTTTTCTTCGAGGTGAGCGATTCGAGCCTTCTTCCACTTTGCGTCTCGAATGATTCTACCTTCAGAATCTCGAACGATTCCTCGTCTTGCTTCAATCTCTGCTCGAGCTGAAGCGTCCCCTCGTGATACCACTACATCTTTTTTGTTTGCCATTGAAATATTTTAATAATTAAACTTTATAATTTTGCGACCTCATCACTTCCCCCCTCTGAAGTATCTGCGAAGAGCAGAGAGGGAGAGAGTGAGGTCATATCAGACCGCACCGGCATTGTGAGTTATTCGGGAATCCTGAATAACTCAATCAATTAAACCTTTGCGAAAAGATACGCACCTGCCTTTCGGCGTTCATCAGCTACCTTTGCACCGTAGCAGTTCAGACCTTTGAAGTTCTGTCCGAATCCACCGATGAAAGGTTCAACACCTGACTCTGTGAAAGCCATAGCCATTGTGATGAAAGCTTTGTGTCCTGCTAGACAGTAGAAACCAGTTGTATTGTTACCTGCAACCTGTTCGTTACTGTATACCTTGAACCCTGCAACATAACCAACGATACCTTTCTTGATCACATCTTCGTATGCAGTTGATACCGCAGTCTGAAGCTGTGCTGATTTCAAGAGAAGGTTTGCAACGATAGAAGGCATTGCTACCCAACGATCGCCCTGAGGGATTTTTCGTCCGTCAAGCTTGGTTTTCAAGTCAACGATGTAGTCAAAGATTGTAGTCTTTGAAACTGTAATCGCTGTGTTTGCTTCAATGATGTATGAAGCACCTGAACCAATCGCTCCGCCAGTGTAAGCAGAAGTCTCATCATCTTTGTCGTCTTCAATAACAATTGCTGTTCCTGAAGAGTAAGTTTTCACTCGATACCAAGATGTGTGACCTGTTGCTTTGAAACCAAGACCCACCATTGCTGATGTGAATGTAGTTCCTGAACCTGTTACTGCACCAGTAGTCACATCAACTGTGACTGTTCCTGTTGTGTAATCAGTTCCTACTCTGTTACCTGAAGCTACGTCTCCGTAGAATCCAAGAACGAAAGCGTCAACTGTTTCTGCAAGAGTCTTTCCTGCAGTGTCAATGAGTGTTGACTCTGGATCATTAACATAACTTGAGAACTTCGCAAAACTTTCGATTTGGAAGTAATAAGCTTTTTTCTGGTTCACAATAAGAGTTGCCTCGCTTTCGCTTGGTGTATCAACTGTCATTGCTGTTCCTGAATAGTTTTTTAGAGACAAAGCTCCAAAAGTGAGCACGTTCAACCGGTCTGCTCCACCGCCTTTGATTTCTCCTTCGTAGTCCTGATTTGTGATGTCAGGAGCAATAGCGTTCTCGAAGAAGATTTTCAAAGTATTTTTTGCGAACTTTTCGCCAACATTTGTTCCGAAATTAGCCATTGAAAATACTTTAGTTTAGCTCGATTGCTCGAGTCGAAGTCATTTCCAACGATTAGATTTTTATATCAACCCTTTTCGAATAAGTTCGTGATACTTCTTCGGGTCATTCTTTCGAAGACTCGCAAGCTCTTCATCACTATATTCTTTTTTACCAGTGTTGACAGGAGGCATATTTCCGCTTGGAGTTCCTCGCTCTAGCGAGGGGGCAATCTCTGTGGGCGGAGGCGTGACTGTTGTTGTCTCTTCAGGCTTTACTTCGAAAAGAAAAGCATTGAGCAAAACTTCCATTGACGCACCTTTGTTCGAAGGTTTTTCAACGAAGGCGATGAAATCGTCTTCCTTGCCTTTGAGCTTTGGTTCGTTGTAGATGAATGATTCCAGTTTCTTGAGATTCTCCGTTTCCGAAGAAATATTCGAGAATGTCTTCATCATCAAGTTTTGTCTGCGTTCGAGAACAAGGAGCTTTCGCTCACCGTTCTTTTCTCGCTCTGAAAGGAACTCCCAATCAGGCACTTGTGCCTTCATCTCATCGTCAGTCGGGACTTCTTGTTTTGTAATGTCCCCTAGTATCTTCTGAAGCTCGTTGAATTGAGATTCAACGACTTGATTCCTTCGAGTCGATTCGCCGAACTTCTTTCGATAGTCAGGCTCTTCAGGCTTCGGTGGCTCTACCACAGGGGCAGGAGTGACCGGAGGAACAACTTCTTCAACTGCAGGAGGGGTCTCTTTTGGAGTGCCGTCCTCATTTAGTTCAGGTTCAATACTTTGACCTGTGTTGAGCTTTTCCCATTTATCATAGTCAGCAAGCTCTTCGGCTGTTAGCGTTGCCTTTTCATCGGCAGTTAGCGTGTGTATGAATCCCATTGTATTTGTGCCGTCCTATTTCTAGGGTTTGGCAAAGATTAGAAAACTGATTAAATTACTTCTTTCCCTTTCCTTTTGCTTTCGCCTTTGGAGCTTCCTCTTCCTCGTCTTCATCAGACTCATCAGATTCGTCTTCCAAGATAAGCTTTCCTGCTTCGTGAAGCTTTATCATATCAGCGTATCGCTTTCGCTGTTCATCATTCATATAGCTTCTTCGAGCCATAAGAAATCCCTTCTGTTCGTTAGTCAATGTCTCCTGATCCATTGAAACGATGAGGTTAAACAATTCCTGTGATTTTGCGTCCATTGTAATGTTTTAAGATTAGAAAACTTTATAAATTATTTTGAAGACTTCTTCACCTTTACAGATTTTGTCATCTTCACTTTGCCTTTCGGCTTTTTCCCTACTTTGAAGACTGATTCAACAGTCATTTTTTTTGTGTTTTTCATCAATTTGTTTTGAAACTATTCAACTGCTTCTCAACATACGACCTTGCTCTCTCGGGAGCTGTGAGAAAATCTCGCAAGAGAACGTAATTTCGAAGCCGTGCTTCTTGATTACGCCTTTTACTCTTCCGAAAGAAGAGGTTTGCGAAAGTATTTGGAGATTCGTCTGTGAACAAATCTCGCTCGAGAGAGGCAATCATTGAGTCGATGTATACTCGGACATCTTGAATATGAAGAACATTTTGAGATAGGGCTTTCGACCACTTTTCCAGTGTTTCCATTTCCACTGCATTGAGTGAGTCTCGGTCGATATTAAACTTGCGTAGTATTTCTTCCATTGATGTATAAATTATATCACTTTATTAAGCAACAGGTGTTGTCACTTGTGGATTAGTTGGTGTCGTTACCTGCTCACCGCTTCCGCCGTTCTGTTCATCGAAGTCCATAATCTCATCGATCTCTTCCTGTGAAAGACCTTCGATGATGTCGAGTGCTTTCTTTTTCATAATGTTCTTCAAAGGAACATTGTTCGGGAACATACCTGCAACTGCTTGCATTTTCTGAACCTCTTCGATGTTCTTCTGATTTCGCTCTGAAGTAGATACCACTTTGCAGATATAACCTGCTTCATCTTTCCAATCTTTAGGACTTGCAGTCTCTTTGTAGTAATTACCTTTTGCAGATTTCTTGAATAGTTCAACAGGCTTGATCCACTTCTCGTTTGCCATAAGGAACTTATACCATTTGTCGCCGAACTGCTGTCGTGCCGGTCGATAGAACTTGGCAACTGAAGAGATTCGCTCGTTTGATGAGGCAAGCATAAGCTTGATTTCACCAAGAGTTGCGTCTCCTTTTTGCTGAACACCTTTCTCTGTTGGAGATGTAGCTGTTGCCTTCTCAACCATTGAGATGACGAATGACATCTCGTCCATAGATTCTGAAAGTTCAGGAATATCAACTCGCTTTGTCACCTTGTTTGGATCACCGGCTGTTGGATACCAACCCCACGGAACAGGCTCGTATGTTTGAGGAATCCATTTCTCTGAAGCAGTTGCGTCATAGAAGGTCATTCCGAAGTTTCGAAGTGTTCGATTCTCGACAAGTTGTGAGAACCAAGAGTTCAAGATTTTGTTTGGTGTTCGAACAATATCTCCCACACCGTCAGAGTAGATGTCAGTTTTTTCAACATCATCAGCCCAAGAAACGAAAGGATAGAAGTTGATTCCGAAAATATCCTCGAGAGGTTTCATTATCAAAACTTCACTGTCTGCAGTTACTCGAAGCCATATCAAAAGTTTCTTTCGCTCTTCTGACCAAAGTCGAATATAGTGTTCATTGATTTGAACGTATGTCTCACCGAGAGAAGGATTGTCTATATCCCAAAGCCCCATATCCTGAAGACGTTCGTTCTTCGCAATCATTTGCTTGACGTTCTCTTCAGACTTTGCGAGACCCATTGCTTGAGCATATTGAACCTTCAAACGAGAAACTGCCTCCTTGTTGTAAAGAGGGTTTGCTTCGAGTGATGAGAGAGCACGGAAGATGTTGATGTGTGCCTGATAGTTTGCTGTGCCGTCAATATCTGCAGGGTCAGCGTAACGATCAACAAGCCAGTCATACGGCTCAAGAACTTCAGATGAAGGACGACCGTCAAAGAGGTTGAGCTTCATTGTTGAGCGACCGTATAGACCGACTTGTTTCTTGTCCACGATGTCTTTGATTTCGAATCGGTCTTCTACAACCCACCACTTCCAATATTCATTAAGGAAGATTTCTTTTTGTTTGTCGTTTGAAAGTGATTCGTAGTATAGGTCAGGGAACTCATCTGTCTTTGAGAGAAGTGTTCGAATAGTCTCCTTAATCAAAGGGACATTCGCAGTCTGACGTTGAGTCAACCTGTTGAGAATTACTTTGTCTCGATAAAGAGAATAATTTTCTCGCCAATCAGGGTGACGGCGTTGCTGAAGAAGACTTGCACCTTCAGCATACTTCGCCACTCTAACCGACATTATTCCTTCATCGTATGTGACAGGTGTGAGTGTTGATTTTGTGACCATTCAAAAGTTTATAGAGTTATTACTCGATACTTGATGACGAACTTGATTGATGAGTTTCCACTTGCAGGGTTCGCAGTAGGAACACGAACGACAATCGGAGCGTTTGCAACCGGTGTGAGAGCTGTG